AGAAATGACATTTGAAGAGTTCATTAAAAGCCTAAGATAATGAAAATATAAGCGAGGAAAGATAATGCTTGAAGCAGAGAATAATATAATCGGTGAGATGCTGTTTGATACTTCCATTATCCCAGAAGTGGCAAGTATTCTAAAGCCTGAAATGTTTGAAAGCAACTTAAACAGGGAAATATTCACCGAGATAGTTAAAGCTGATAATGAGGGCGTAAAACCTGATACAACATACATCATAAGCAGGATAGATCATTTTGGAGAGGATGAAGTTAGAACACGAATAACAGAGGCTGTAGCAGGTGCGCCTACATCATTCTTTTTTCAGACAGATATAAAGACAATATATGACAGTTTTCTTGCAAGGGATTTAGCAAAGAAAATCCGAAACACCGAGATAACTCCATCAAATGTCTATGATGTTATATCAGGAATTGACAGGTACATTGACAAGCACGAAAGCGTACAGACTACTAGCAGGACTGCTAGTGAGATAACGCAGAATTATAAGGACAGGTACTTCAAAAAAAGAGCCCGACCTTTGCTAAAAACCGGATATGACTTTATTGATAGCGTTACCGGGGGCTTGGAAGAGGGAGATGTCATTGCGATAGGAGCCAGACCAGCAGTGGGAAAGACTGCTTTTGCAATGCAACTAGCAATCCAGATATCAGAAAATGGCTTTAAGGTGCAAATGTTTAACCTTGAAATGACTGAAAAGCAAATATATGAGCGTTTGATATCTTACTGGGCGCAAATACCTCTATTACGGTTAAGAACGGCGGAGCAGTTTCAAAATGTCGAAGAACAATTTATGTTTGATGAAGCGAATAAGAAACTTGCAGATACTAAAAACTTGATCGTATCGAGTGGTAGTAAGAGTGTTAATCAGATTAGGGCAGAGGTGATTAAGGTTAAGCCGGATATAGTCATAATCGACTATCTGCAACTGATAAAATCGGATTCTTTTTACAAAGGCAACAGATATGCGGAAGTAGGAGCGATAAGCCACGGCATTAAGGCTTTGGCGATTGAAATGAAAATACCTATCGTCATAGTGACGCAACTTAATAGATTGAGTGAGGGAAAAAAAGATAAAGAGCCTACGATGGGCGAGATAAGAGAGTCAGGAGATATCGAACAGGATACAAGCATAATTATTCTGCTTTGGAATAAAGACGAGGATGATCGCACTCGCAAGGGATGTAAGATTGAGAAAAACCGAAACGGCACCTTAGATACCACGGAGATAACTTTTAATGGCTCAAAAATGAGATTTGAGGATAATGGTGGCTTTATACCTGTAACGAAAGAGATTGAAGAGGAATTGCCATTTATAGCAGATGAGGGGTGAGTTATGCAAGGAAGTTTTACGAAAGATAGCGAAGAATTTAAGCTCTTTAATGATTTTTATGCAATGGTTAGGGCAAATTGGATAATTGAAGATAATAACGAATATTGGACTAAAGCGATAGATGATCTTAATAAGTTTTATAAAATACACGGAGAAACCGGGAACAAGAAATCTGACTTTTTGGCAAAACTAATCGGAAATGCCTGGATGCGCTGGTTGGATAAAGGGGGTGTGGAATGACTTGTGATAAATGCAAACACTTCAAAATCCTATATGAACCATTGAGAACAAAAGGCAAATTATGGGATATGGGTAGAGCAAAATGTGAAAAGCATAATTTAATAACAGATTTCGCTAATCACAGCAAGTTCAAGCGGTTAGATACTTGTGAGGATTATAAACCACAGGAGGGGTGAGAAAATATGATACAGATAAATGATAATGATTTACCTATTACGGCAGCAGAGAAAATTATAAACGGTACTAAACCTTATAATACACCAGACTATATGAAAGCCATTGTGAAAGCCGTGACGGGTGATGAGCATTCAAGCGATACACAAGATATGTTTGAATTAGATGAAATTAAAGAGATAGCTGATTATCTTATGGTTTACTATGAGGCACACGAAAACGGAGATTAAGCCGAAAGGGGAAGTGAGGTATGAGGAATGTATGAGAGTCCTATTGAAAAGATATACGGCGAGTTGCAAACACAAATGGTGCAGGAAGAAGAAAAGATGGTAATGAAAGCCATTAAAGAAGTAGGAGTAAATGTTGATAAGGAAGAATTAATAAAGGCTTTACAATATGACCGCAATCAGTATGCAGAGGGATATGAGGATGGTAAAAATGATGTACTTGAAAAGATAAGAGCAGAGATAGAAAACCATTGTGGCTTAGTAAAAGAGAATCATTGTAGATTCTGCTCGTATTGCAGCAGTGTAATGGGAGTTAGAGAGATACTAGAAGTTATCGACAAGTACAAGGCAGAAAGTGAGGAATAAGGAATGAGCGAGATAGATTTTGTACAACCAAAGAAAACAGTTGGCGAGCTAATAAGTGTAGATGTCCTTGACAAAATAAGAGCCGAGATAGAAAAGACTACATCAAGATATACCGTTAGTCGGGAGCGTGACTCTATGGGACAGGTAGAATGGTCTGATAGACTTATCAAAGAAAGTGAAGTATTACAGATAATTGACAAGTACAGAACAAAAGGTGAGAAATTATGAATAAATACAAATATAGGAAAAAAAGTGCTGTCAAATCTTTACTGGTTAGTTCTAATTGAAATTGCAAAACTTATGATGCTAGTTTTAATATTTATGGTTTTACCATTCAAATGAAGGGAGCGATAAGGAATGACACTTGAAGAAATTAACCGAATAAAATATATGGTATGTTGTCCAATGTGTGACAACAAAAAGTGTGTAAGAGGCACAGATTCCTGTGAAGCTGAGCAGTGGGCTAAAAGTAAAGAAGAAAGCGAGGTAGAAAAATGACATATTACATCAATCCAATTTGGTTTTATTTAATGAATTTAAGCACAGACATAAAGGGTTTTTTATGCATAGGTGGTGCGATAGCAGTTATTGTTGCTAGTATAATTTTTATAACCTGCGTTGTTGATGACGATTGGGATATAACGGATATGACCGAAGAAGAAATTGCGGTAAGTAAAAAATTCAAGAAAATAATATGTGCTGGGTTTATAGCTATATTTATTGGAGTATTTGTGCCGTCAAAAGAAACTTGTATTGAAATGATGGTAGCTTCGCAGGTTACACACGAGAATGTCAACGCCACAAAAGAAGAAATTTATGAACTAATTGACCATATTATAGATAAGGTGAACAGCGAGGAGATAGAAGAATGACAAGAGAAGAAGCAACAATTCAAGCGTTGAGATATCATATTGAAGCACTTGAAGAAACGATTAAAACATTAGCGCAAGAGTCTTGTGAAGATGCTATAAGCAGACAGGAAGTGCTTGACCAAACATATCTTTGGAGTAAAGACGAGTTTTTAAGAGTCACAAATCCGTTTGATTATTTGCGTAAGAGAATCAACTCTTTACTACCTGTCACACCACAGCCAAAGACAGAATGTTCATGCGAGCAAATCAAGTGGGAGCGTGATACAGCGATAGCACAGCTTAAAGAGTTGGGATACGGATTAGGCGAAAAGCCAAAGACAGGGCATTGGATAATGTCAAATGATGGCCTATACAGACCGATATGTAATAACTGCGGTGCGCATCCGTGGAAAGGCTATATTCCGACAGTAGAAGAAGCAAAAGAGGTGTTCAAGTATTGCCCCCAATGTGGAGCAAAGATGGTTGATCCACAGGAGAGCGAGGATAAGAAATGTACGAAGAAGATATAGAAGCATTACAAGAGTGGATAAATGATGATGATAGATGCTTTGATACAAGTTATAACGGAGAAGAATATTGTATATGCGAATACGACATTGAGGATTTTTGCGATTTTCTCCGTGAACGGAATCCCGATTTAATAGGCATACCCTGTATGGTCGATACAAGCGGCATATGGTTTAAGCGTGAAGATTTAGACAATGCAAGGTATTTATAAGTCACAGGCAGAAAGCGAGGATAAGGAATGAGTAAGGGTGCATTAAGAGTAGACAAGGCTATATGGGAATTGTACGAGAAGATACCACACTTGCTTTGCGAACAACCTTATGGAGAACATGGCAGATACATAACTTACTATGCAGAGGAACGACTTTATCTTGTGTTTGACTTGTGGTATCACGGATTCTTTTTAGTTGAAGCCGATTCACCTAAAGATGCGATAGGTGAGGTAAATTGCGACAGACTTAAATATGTTCCAAAGGAGAAAGAATGACAAAAGATAGCGAGGAATATAAACAGTTTTGTGCCGAGTATGAAGCCAAAGAAAAGGAACGCAAGGACAATCCCAACAAATATCCGTATTTTGCATATTTTCAGTTTGGCTTTCATAGAATGACCTATTTATCCGAAGAGGAAGTCAAAGATGTGGTAAAGTTTTACCACTTAAAAAGTGATTACAAGGGCGGTTATTTCAGATACGGCAGACAGCCAATTACTATTTTACCAAGAAACGACAAGGCAGAAAGTGAGGAATAAATATGTTACTTACAACAAAACATCTAAATATACATCTATTTAATGAGTATGGCTTTGCTATCATATTCAATCCTAATTGGAGCTTATACATACTCTTAGGTTTTGTTAGTGTTAATATATTCTGGGATTAGGTGTAAGAGAGGATGAAGTGTAGAAATATGAAATGTCTAATGCGTCAATGCGATAATGATATCGTAATTCCTCATTCGAGGAAAGAAATGCCGGGAGGCGATGTTGTCAGGCGAAGAAAGTGTCAGAGTTGTGGGTATATATTTAATACCCGTGAAAAGTATGCTAAGAGGGGAGTTTGGCGATGATTGATTATATAAAAAATGGGAGACACAATTATATACCCAAATATAATCTGTGTCCTTTATGCAAAGAAAAGATAGTAGTATATGAACCTAGATGCTACAAATGCGGTTATGATTTTAATTCAGAAAGTGCGGAATAGAATAATATCTTGTGAGTTTAATATTTTTCTTTCCTTTTCTCAAAATATTGCATAGTTTTTTGATATCCCCCGGGGTATAAATATGGGGTAGAAAAATCAGATCCCCCGGTGGTACAAAAAACGCCCTTAAAATCGTTTAAGCGTTGTTTTCATAATGATTGGCAAAAGTGATAGAGGTTTTTAGAATGACCTCATATATGGCTTATTTTGCCTTAAAAGGCATAGCCCTTATAAAATATACCTTGCACGGTTTTAATCCCTAAATAGCCCTACATATCCATTTGAGAGAGTGCCTTTTGCAGATTGGTATTTGCACTATTGAGGTATTGGCTTGTAGTGCTAGGGCTGGAATGTTGCAGGAATTTTTGAACAGCTACAATGTCATAGCCTGTTGACTCGTATATATTCCAAGCCGCCATTTTCCGCAAGCTGTGAGTATTGATCTTGTCAAGACCAAGATACTCAACAGCATATGCCAGATGCTTTTGTATTTGCCTTGTTGTAGTGCCTATAATTGGCTTGTCAATGGCTATGCCGTGACGCTCCACATAATCCATTATACATCTATATGTTTTAGATGTGATAGTGAATTTTCTCTTTTTGCCTGTTTTTTTCTCGACAATATCTAAGCGGTACATAGTGCCATCTTTAACAATATCGCAAGGGCGCATTTGCACAATATCCGATATTCTGCATCCGGTCACCTTTTCCAACTTTAGAGCAAAGGCTACACGCTCATTAGGGCGGTGCTTTACTCCGTCAGCGGTTATAAATCCCTTTTCTATAGTCTTTATGATCTGCTTGTAGCTGTCCTCTGTGGTTGCCAAAGTAGTGTATCTTCCCATTGTCCTGATCTCCTTTGATTTGATTAAATGGTAAACAGTTTTCCTATATTGCTATAAACCTGCTTTATATCATCATTTAGGCTAGTTGCCGCCTGATATCCTTGCTTTGATATTTCCCGGACTTCTTCAAGCGTGATATTTTTATCGTTTATCAGCCTGTAGAATATAGCCCTAATATCTGCAAGGTTGTTAGTTTCCTGATTGAAGCCGCTAAATGCTATCATCGTGTTACCTCCTTATATTTAATTCTTCATAGGGTATTGTACTAAAATCATTTATTTCATCTATTTCCGGCTTATTTTTGAGAAAATCTATCGTTTTTAGGTGGATAATGCTTAAATCTTCTAGATCAAGTATGCCCTCTATCAGCATATATACATAGCCGTTATTATATGGTATTGAATCTATAGGGGTGCTTATTAAGATATTTTCTGACATTTTCTATATCTCCTTTTCATTGCATAGTTTTTTGATATCCCCCGGGGGTAAATTTTCGGGGTAGGATTTTGATATCCCCGGTGGGGCTAAAATCATCCTCAAAATTGATCTTGCTTTATTTCCGAGATGATCTCCGTTTTTGCCGTCCTTGTATAGAGTGACCTCATATTTTGTATTTCTAGGGGCTTTTGTGGTTGCCCCTAGTATCCTTTAGGCTGTCCAGCTTTACCGCTGTATGGTGTCGATTATTGGCTTTATGCCCTGCTTGCCGTAATACTCTAATATATTAGGGAATAGCTCATCGTAATTAAGCAACATTGACATATTAGCGGACATTTTGCGGCTCGTGACTTCTTCGGGGAGTCGGGGCTTTATGCCCTCATATATTAGGCAATCGTGATCGTTGCGGATAAATGACCGCTTACCGCTTGTGAAGGTGATATATAGCCCTTTATATTGCGCATAATCTCCGGGGGCTATATCTGCAATCGTTCCGGCGTTATCATATACACTTGATAAAATCCAGCCGTCACACTGGTATATTGTGATTTGCTGTCCGACATGCAGATTTGCCGCTTGCTTCTCAACGGGTTCGGGAAAGTAGAATGACGGGAGAGTATAGGAGGCGTTCGCTTGATTTTCAAGGACTCCGGCGGCTTCGGCTGTCGTGGTGTCCTCGGTCGGCTTATAGCAATATCTCGGGTAGCTGTAGCCCTCGGGATTGATAACAAGCATCAACTCTTTGTTGACATATACGCCGATACAGTCGCACATATACCATTTTATACTTTCTCGTTGATCTTCGTTGAGGTGGTGGATGTTCTCGGAGGTAAGACGGGAATCCTCGGAGGCTGTGCCGCCTTTTCCTGCTACAAATTCCCAATCATTTAGTAAATATTTGCCGAAAGTCTCGAAAATATCCATATTTGAGAATGTAGCCTTGCGAGTGATTACGGCATCGGATGAAGTTGCACCGATATTCTCATTAAGCTCGTCAAGGTTGCACTCCTTACCAATGCCGCCGGACAGATTAGTTATATAGAGCGGCTCTATATCTTCAACGGTGATATCCGCAAGTATGGCGGCGGTGTCTTTCTTTTCCTGCTCCTCGTATGCCTTGCGGCGTTCCTCTGCTTCTTTCTGCTCCTGCTCATATTTGGCAAGGGCGGCGGCTCTTTCGGCTTCTTCCTTGGCTCTTTCGGCTTCGTATGCGGCGCGGTCGTCCTCTGTCATATCCTGACGGGGCGCGAAGTCCTCCGGCTTCTTGATGTCAATGTCAAGATAATAGCCACGGTCGAAGTAATCCGTCATTATATCATCATTGCAGTAATTCCATTGATTAGCAATCTTATATATTGCGGTGAGCTTGTCCCAGAATATAGAGGTAAACTCCCAATAATGCGCCCGGCTTGCCCAGCTATAACCGAATTGGACAGATGTTAAGCGGTCTATGCACTCCGCTATATATCCGCGGTGGGTTGCGGTCTGCTCTTCCTCGGTCATCTTCTCCCATTCGGCACAATATAGATATCTGCCGCCTGTATATATGCCCCTGTCAAGGTCAATCGTGAATGATGATCTGTTGAACCGCTCCGTGCCTTCTTCAATGCTTACAAAGTCGGCAGCGGTTGCCTTAACTGTAACCGTGATGGCGGTTGTATAACCGCTATATCTGCTCCGAACAGTTACACCCTTAACGCCTCGCCTCTTTAAGTCCTCGCGGATGAGCTTTGCAAGGTCTGCGCCGTGATACGAGAAGTTATCAGGCTTTACGCCCAGATTGTCAAGGTTGATCGCTTCAACCTTTGCAGATTTCGCCGGGACTCTGGCGGCGGTCTGTCCATCCGTGAGGCTTTCGGCTAGTGTCAGCCGCTCGGCGGTCTGCTTTGCGTACCATATCCGGCGCGAACGGTGCCAGCGGTAGCCATTAGCCTTTAATGCTTCAAGGGTTGCCGCTTCGGGCTTTGCCTCGAATGATATTTCGATTCCGTTTAATTCCTGATTGATTGCGAATGTTGCCATTGTTTTATCTCCTTTCTACGCAGTTGCTTTTAATTCTTTACTTAAAATATATTTGTCTATGCCGTCGCAATATTTTAGAAAATCCTGCATATTTACATTTTTTGACGGGTGGCAAGTGGTGACATTTACCGGAAGAATTAAAGCGGCGTATTTTTGACGGATTAAAAGTGCGCCATTTTCGCAGATTTCCGCTTGTATATATCGCTCTTTATTATCTGCTATACATTCTAGCATTTCAGCGATTAAAGCGGCATTATAATAATGCCCGGCTATATGTAAGAAATAATCCTGTTTTTGCTGTTTTTTCAATGCCCTATATAATGCTATACTATCGAAGAAGTAGCACTCTGCCGGGCGGCGGTTCTTAAACATTGCCGTTATTTTTTCGGCTAGGTCTATTTTTTTAAGGTTCTCCGGCTCTGCTTCGGTTCGATCTCTTTTGAGTAGTAAGCAGGTTGTGCCGCCTTTGGTGTAGGTTGCGGTCTTTTCATCCTTTAAGGTTGCCGCGCTGATATACTTTTTTATAGCCTTTTCCTGGGTGCTTTTGCAGGGTCTTATATTTTTGTATATTTCGTTGTATTCAATCATAAAATCCGATTGTATGCGGATGTATGTGTCATAATCAATCTGATTTTTTAATATCTCTAATAGGTTGATGTGATTCATTGTTTTTGCTCCTTTCTCTGTCCCCTATCCGGCGGCGGCTTGCCCTCTTTGCAGTCCGTCCGCTGTAGCTGTGGGGTGGTTGTTTTGTTCTTGATGGTGTAATTATATAACGGTTATATGTTGTTGTCAATAGATTTTGAGAATTTTTTTATAAAATTTTTAGGGTTGTAAAATGCCATAAAATCAAGGCTTTTAACCTTTTTTTGTTATATAACTGAAAAATAATAACTATTATATAACCGTTGCCGCCGTTGCTGTCATATAATAATTATAGGTAATTGTTATATATACGGTTATATAATAATTATAGTTGACAATTACATAATTGTTGCATATAATCGTTACATATCGGTTATAGATAATTGATATATAAGGATTATATAACAATGTTCAAGACTAAAGACTATACATTGAAGGCGGTCAGATCATACCGCGATAGATATGATTTTTTTAATGCGAAAACTCCAAAAGGAACGAAAGAACGCGCCGCCGCCGTGGGGCTTGATCTCTCCGGGGTGGCTGATCTGATAATTAAAGAAATAGAACGCCGCGAGGCTGCCGCTCGTCTATCTCAGGCGGTGCAGGATTTGCCGGAAGAGTTGCCGGAAGATCCGCCCTTTATGTGACGGGTTGACAAGTTTTATTTTTTGTTTTATATTTTGACTGAAAACATAGCCGGGCGGACTAGGTCCCAGGCTCGGCGGTGCGGCTCGTGAAGAGTGCCGGGGTGATTTCCTAATGTTAGGTGATCGCTTCGGCTTTTTTGTTTTCAGGCTCATAAAAACGGCGCATAATTGAGAGAATTGCGCGGCAGCTTTTCGGGGCTTTTGTAACTTTTAGATTTTGCACTTGACAAGCTCGGCGGTTATATGTTAGCCGCGAGCGCGTGAGGGTTATTGATTTATGCCTAATGCTGGGATTGCAGATAATAGCATATACACGGCGGATAATATCGAGGTATATGAGGATATTATATCTCAGGGGCTGGATGCTTGGATTGCAGAGAATCCCGGTGTAGATCTCGTGAAAGATGTTAGTCAATATCAATGGAAATCGGTTTTATTATATATATATAAATATTACATAAAGCCTAAACGCATTGATTTATTAAAGGTTTATAATAATAAAAATAATGCCTATGATATTGACAAGGTTAATAATCTATACGAAATCTACAAGGCTATTTGCTTCAAGTGCGGAAAGATTACATCACTAGCAGATTTTAGCATTATATCAGGGATTGAGGATAATGTCATCACTGCTTGGGGTAACAAGAATGACAAGGTGGCGTTTAACCCTAAAGGCTCACACTTTCACGAAAAAGTTATGAGAGATAGCGAGCAAAGCATAGCAATGTCGATGATCTCAACCGGGCGCAATCCTGTTGGATATATCGCACTTTTGAACCATTATCACGACTGGGCAACAACGGCAGCCGCCAACGGTCAGACCGAAGCGCGGCGTAGTCCGCAGGAGATAGCCGCCGCGCACGGTGTAGCGATAGAGGGCAACAATGCCGCAGTTTTGCCGCCTCCGGTGGTGTCTGATGATCTCTAAAGAGTTCGCATTATTGGCATTTTGCGAACTTTTGGCAAAATAAAGCCTTATAAGCTCCGCTGGGGGGTGTAGGGGTTTCCAGGACTGATAAAAGCCGCCGGGTTAATCCCCAAAATACTGCCGCAGACAAAAAGCCCTAAATAGTAAATATATATATACCCTAATACACACAAGGGAATATATATAAATAAAATATCTAAGGGGTATAGAGAGGATTATATGATACCTAGGAGATATGAATATAGCGAAGTCAAGGTAAGGATAGGGAAAGGGCTATATAGAGCGATAAGGGGTATCATAACGGAGAGGGAATACTATTTAGACGGGAAGTGTAACCGTAGGATAAAGGAACATAGACATCGGATGTATAGCGATATAGGGTATCGTGGCAAAGGTACAAATGTTGAGGTTGTAGATAACGGTGAGATAGTAAGGTGCTATGTAGCCGATAGTGATATAAGGGGAACAGTATTAGTTGAGTATTAAGGAGATATAGGGAATGCAGATAAAGCTAGAAGAAAAAGCATATGAGCCTACAAGAGGTCATAGAGAGGATGCCGGGATAGATTTAAGGACACCTGTTGATGTGGTAGTGCCTAAAGGAGGGAGTGTAAGCATAGATACAGGCGTTCATATGGCGATACCTGTAGGGTATTACGGGAAATTAGAGAGTAAATCCGGGCTGAATGTCAAGCATAGCATAGTCAGCCTCGGAGGGGTAATAGATAGCGGCTATACAGGAACGATTGTAGCGAAGTTATATAACCTTGGGGATAAGGATTATGAGTTTAAGGCAGGAGATAAGGTAGTACAGATAGTGATACAGCCTTGTTTATTGTGTGATATGGAGATCGTGGATAGTTTAGGTGTAACAGATCGCGGTGATGGCGGATTTGGTAGCACAGGGAGATAGGCTGATTTCTGAAAAATTCCGAAAAAGAAAAAAGGTTAAAAATGGCAGGTAGGAAGATAAAAAAGATAGACGGCCAGAAGTTTATCGAGGCGTATAATCGGCATTTCAGCGGAGAATTGACACGAGAAGAGGCGGCAAAGTTAGCCGGATTGTCAGTGCCGACATTCAATAAACATCTAAATACTCTGATAATGAATGGGATTTTGAAAGATGTATTTACGGATCCTAAGTTTGAGGTGGTGGTGAACTTTGAAAAACGAGGATAAGTTAAAAGAGACATTCCCTGATAGTATTTTTTGGTATACAAATGGGAAAATCGCAGGGGTTGATGATTTGACGATATCAGAATGGTTGGATAAACCGTATCAGGGCAAGCATATAGGGAAGAAGAAGCTCCGTAAAGCAGCGAAAAGGATAACTAAAGTATATAGAGAGGGTGGAGCATTCAGAGAATCGGTAATAGCGTCAATCGAGGCAGTATTAAGAGAATATACAATGGCTGCAAATGCGACAAAATCAGAGATATCGGAGAAGATAGCAGATAGGGTGTTCGGATATGAGTGATTTAGGGCTGAGGATAGCGGTAACATCAGTAGATGTGACAATAATGATTATATGTGTCTTGGGTATGATCTTTTCTGACAAGACAAGTAATCAGAACAATGCAAAGAGAACATTATTAGCAATAGAGGTGATTTTAGCCTGTAATATAGCAATGATATGGAAGATATAAAAATAAGACATAACGAAAAGAGATATAGTGAAGCCTGTTTAACGATAAAAGATGTGATAAATACACATTATAAGCCAGGGACTAAGATAAAACTACTTAGAAGAGATAATTGGGAGTTGAAGCCGGTATATTGTCGAGTAGTAAAGGAATATCCAAGATATGTACTATTAGACAATGGATTATATAAAATCTGCGTAAACAAATGGGACTTAATACAGGGTTTTGAATATGGAGATTGATAGCTTCGGTCATATTTTGGCTCCTTATATGTTCCCCTACTACGGCGAAAGGCTGTGAATAAACGGATGTCAAATATCCGGGTAGGGGGTAGCCTCGGAAGAGGTTGGCATTTTTTTAATCCTTTTTGCGTTGTTGGAATGTGGGGTGCAAAACCCCACTCCGACAAGTGGAAGATAATATGACGGAAAAATACAAGATTATTGCATATCATTGCCGTAATTGTGGAGGTATAGTTGAACCGGGCAGGAATATTGCGATTATTGTTCACAAAAAAGTGCATTTGCAAAGTATGACAACAGGAAACTATGTAAGAAAATTAGACTTTTGGTGGATTGCGGCAGGGATTTTGTATATTTCGATGATTTGAAGTCGATAAGTGCATTATGTTACGAACCTCAATATATAGATGTTACAAGTCTTTATGACAATTATAAGCGATATATTCATTCTGAGTACAGACCACCTACACTCGATATAGAGTTTAATTTAACGCAAAGAAGCATAGATCTATATAACAAGTTAGAACATAATAAAGCCTACAATTTACGCCTAGAATTTTTGGGATTAGATAGGGCGTTTGAGATGAAAAGTTGCGCTGTTCTTAATATGCCGAGTTATAGCCCAAATGAATTGATAACAGCTAGTATGAAGTTTGTAGCTGATAGCGATTTGAAGTTTTATAATACAGTAGTTCCGGATAATTGTAGTTGTCCTAACTGTGGCGCACCTATTAAATCAAGATATGGAGCGTGTGATTATTGCGGCGGATGGATAGAGTGGAGCTGGTGATATGGGATATACTAATAATCTCTATGAAGAATGTAGGAACTGTATATACTGCGCAAAGTTGTATGTGCCGCCAGCAGATTGCTTTAATTATGTACCGATTGGCGTTAGAGATGGTTATGTATGTACGGCATTTCTGAGGGAGGCAAAGCGTGTACAATTTCTAGGCGATAATCAGGGCTTGTGTGAAATGTTCACGGCAATCAACCGTGAAGAATGGGAAAAGAATGACTAAAAGAGAATGTGCAATCGTAATGGCTTATACTGGGATATGTATGCTGACGGGTGAGGATTTTTCCATCTTTCATAAATATGTTGAGGACATAATGGAAAGACCTGTATTGACTCACGAATTAGGTATATGGAATATTGCTAATGAGATAAAAGAAAGGTCAAGAAACGATTTTTATAAACTTTGCAGGAGCGCAGAATGAAAGTAAATATATGTGGAATACCTCACGAGGTAAAAGAATACGAAGATAAATTTGATGTTGATTGTCATTTTGGACAGATAGACCACAAGGCTTGCGAGATAAGAATAAACAAGGATATGACCGACAAGGTAAAAGATGAGACTATTTGTCACGAGATGGTACACGGCATTTTGGTTCACTTGGGTTACGACGAACAGTCACAAGATGAACAGTTTGTGCAGGCATTAGGTAATGCAATCTGTCAAGGGTTTTATATAAGGGCGTACGAATGACAGAAACAGAGATCAAAAATAAGATTATAGAACGGTCAAAGGAGATAGCCCGGATTTTGGCAAAGGATAGGGATTGCGAAATCCGCAAAGACCGTACAAAGGGGATAAAGGTTATCAGCGTGGATAAGAGGGAAGTATGATTATTTGTGATGGATGAATAATAATAACGGTGAGTGGTGGAATGGGTAGACACTTTTAGATGTTAAATCATCAGTTGGGACAGATAACCAGGTGCTGACATTGTTGGGGTGGAAAACTCTTAAAAATAACAATGATGGATGCTAAATACATCCCCTATGTAAGGTTCAAATCCTTACCTCACCGATATCCAGGTAAGAGCGTACGCTACAAAGAGAGGTGATATCACTCTTTGGATTAGGCCTGAAAACCTATTCTGTGTGATGAGAAATCCACACCTGGAGAATAAAAGAATAAGCGGCATTCATAGGGCGTTTGAGTGCAACAGTACAAGGTAGGCGTACTTACTTTTTGGAGTAGGTGCGCCTTTTTTATTGGGAAATATGGGGAAGATATCGAAAGAGATAGAGATAGCATATAAAGTAGTATGCGAAAGCCTTAAAAATGATGGCTTAAAAGATGAATATTTGCTTGAATTGCTTGATATAGCTAAATCGGCAATCCTAGATGATGGAGATAAGGATTTTGGGTTGAAAATCACCCAATATGTTAAGAATGTCAAGGAACAATTCTACAGAGGTGTAAGAGAAGCCTATTTTGATGATCCTGTTTATTGGGATGCGTTGAAGGTTGAGGCACCTTACAAGTTTGAAAGTTTCTTGTACTATATGGAAAAGAACCGTCCATATGAAAAGAAGTTCTATTTGCCTAGAGAAAAAACCTTAAAGGTAGTAGTTGATGATTTACAGGACTTGGAAGATGGCAAATATAAATTTTATGGACTTTCTTTACCGTCACGAGTTGGCAAATCAACCACCTGTATATTCTTTTTGGCGTGGATAGCACTGCGCAGACCTAATAGCCATTCAGCTATGGGAGGACATTCCGGGATACTTGCAAAGGGATTTTATAAGGAACTACTCAACCTTATCGAAACAGAGGAATACACCTTTGCAGAATTGTATAGATATGTTCATCCGAACAGTAAAACGATGATAAAGTCAAAATCAGCGGATGAATTTACGATAACGCTAGATAGACCAGATAGATTTGCGACAATTACCTGTAGAGGTATAGATGGAACTTGGACAGGTGCGATAGATGTATCACAAGATGGATATTTATATGTTGACGACCTTGTAAGGGACAGAGAACATTCGCTATCTCCTACTCGAATGGAAAATACATATCAAGAGTATCTAAACAAGATGGTTGACCGTAAAAATGACGGTGCAAGGGAATTGATGGTAGGTACGCTTTGGAATGTATTAGACCCCTTAAATCGTCTGAAAAACATATATGAAGGAAATCCTGAATATAAATTCCGTAAAATCCCAGCACTAGACCCGGATACGGATGAAAGTAACTTTGATTATGAGATAAATGGTTTCTCAACGGCATATTACAAAGATATGCGTGAGAGATTAGACAATGCCGAATGGATGGCTAAATATCAGCAATCTCCATATGTTCGAGAGGGCTTATTATTCCCATCTGATGAATTACGCACATTTTCTACGGATAATATAATCCCAGAGGGTGAATATAGGACGGTAGCAATCATAGACCCGGCATTTGGCGGTGGAGATAGTTTATCAATGCCTATATGTGTAGATCATTCAAATGGCTGTAAATATATCATAGATTGGATTTTCAACAAAGGTACACAAGCGGTCACGATACCTCTTATTGTTGATAAGATACAGAAACACGATATAACACAGATAGTATTAGAGAAAAATGCCGGGGGATTGCTTTTTAGGGATAATCTTGAAGCGAAACTAAAAGAAATCGGCTACAACCACTGTAAATGTATCACTCGCCCAGCTCCTAATAAGTTATCAAAAGACGAAAAAATCAACGCTTATAGCGATTATGTCAAGAGTGAATTTATATTCCTTTTGCCGAATTATCAGATACCTAAAGATGATGTAGCTGATAGATATTATCGGTCACAGGAATATAACAAGGCTATGGAAGAATTAGTTATGTATGTGTATGAGGGGAAAAATCCTCACGATGATGCGGCAGATTCTTTAGCGCAGCTTGCTATGTTTTTTGAGGATAGGCAGGTGAGAACGGCGCAGATAATACAGAGTCCAATTTAGAGGTGTTTTTATGCAAAAATATCGGAATAAAGTGACAATTCGAGATAATTCAAGACTTTATAACATTTGGAGAAAAATGAAAGAACGCTGTTATAATGCCGAATTTGATAGATACAAAGATTATGGTGCTAGGGGTATTCAGATATGCCAAGAATGGCTTGAAAGCTTTGATAATTTTGCCGATTGGGCTTACGAGAATGGTTATAAAACAAATCTTACGATAGATAGAGTCAATAATGACGGAAACTATGAGCCTAGTAATTGTAGATGGATAACACTAAAGGAACAAACAAGAAATACGAGAAATACAAAATGGGTTTTATATAGAGGACAACGAAAGCCTTTAGTGGTTTGGTGTGAAGAATTAAAACTCCCCTATGATGCTGTTCATAATCGAATAGAAAAAGGATGGACGGTAGAGGATGCTTTTGAAAAACCATTGTTTGATAAAGATAACTCTTGGGTAAAGAAATGCAAGAAATATGGCATAAACCCTACAACAGCAAAAGATAGAATAGTTAAGTTTGGGTGGTCAGAAGAAGAAGCATTGAACACACCGACCTTAAAAAGAGGGATGATGCACAATAAATATGCGGATAGGCATATCACGGAGATATGTCCTGTTTGTGGAAAAAAATTTGTGAAAAATACTGTTCGTAAAAAATATTGTGGTAGTAAATGTCTTGGCAAATCAAAAACAAATTCATTTAAGAGGGGGGTATTATGACAACAAAGGTATATTTAGGGCAGATACGGAAATATGACAGGATGATAAACAACAAGCTTGCGGATATATACCGCCTAAAGACAATGGCAATGAGTATGACAATCGAGCCGCAAGCGGATAAGGTGCAAACATCCGGGGCGCAGGATAAATTAGGTGATGCTGTTGCAAAAATAGTAGACCTAGAAAAAGAAATAGATAGGCTGGTTGATATATATGTCGATAAGCGGAATGTGATTATAGGTCAGATAGATGCGCTGGAGAATGATGAATACCGGGATGTACTGACACAGAGATTTGTGTTGTGTAAGCCTTTTGATGAGATATATGAGGAAATAGGTATGTCACGGCGCAAGATGTTCTATGTGTATGAGGAGGCTATGAGGTTCTTTGAAAAAGAATACGGAAAAGATTATACAAAAAAATAGATTTGCATTGATATGCACTAAACAGACCTTTTATAATTAAAATCGGTAAACAGGCAAAAGGGCATATTTGTCCTGCTATCTCCTTAACAACTGTTATGGATTCCCTTTAAGAGGTATCGTCAGATTTGGCGGTACCTTTTGTATTTGAGAGGTGATTATATGATACTGAAAGAGGCTACATATAGGCATACAGTAAATAATGAGAGGTTGGTTACAGCCTCAATATATAGTGACGGATTGGCATTACCAACAAGCCCGGAAGATGTAGGCTTGCTTGCGAATGATAAGTTTGATGTAGGCAGCACGGTAATAGATACTAATACGGGCGATGTAGCTATGTTTGGCGAAGATGGAAACTGGCACAAATGGTAAATCCCATTTGAATATATCTCCTTTAATCAGAGGGTGGCATTTTTAGCCACCCTCACTTTTATTTGCTTTGGAGTAAAGATTATGGCAAAGATAGACCTTATAGCCCTTGCGGCGGCAAAGAAATATACAAAAGATACGGCTGATAGCCTTGGCTCTTTAGTAGGTGCGCCCTGTACCATAAAGAGCATTACGGATATAACAGGCGGGCATCGTATCACGTTTGAATGGACGGGAACAAGCGGAACTACAGAAGAGTCTACACTTGATGTCATGGATGGAGAGAAAGGTACAGGCATTAAGTCTATAGCCAAGACCGCGACTGTAGAGAACGTAGATACATATACGATCACATATGATGACGATACCACAGAGACATTCAACGTAACGAACGGACTGAATGGACAGGGTGTAGCCGAAGGTGGTACGACAGGTCAGATTTTGAAGAAGAAGTCCAACACTGACTTCGATACAGAGTGGGTTGATCCGGCAGGAGAGACTTCAACACTTGATGGTCTTACAGATGTCAATTTGGGCACTCTCGAAGATGGACAGGTATTGAAGTATGACGCGGCAAGCGGAAAGTGGGTAAACGGTGCAGGTGGTGTTGTAGAGGTATCTATGTCTGATATTAAGGATGTAGACCTTACATCTGTGGCTGATGGAGATATCCTTGTATATGATGCGGCAAGCCATAAGTGGGTAAACTCGCTCAAACTGTCAACATTGCAGTTACAGGTATCACAGTTACAGGCATCCGTACTTAATAAGGTTGATAAGGTTGAGGGCAAGGGTCTTTCAGAAAATGATTACACCGATGCTGACAAGGCTATAGTTGATGGCGTTACATCTGCACTTGCCGACAAGGTTGATAAGGTACAAGGGAAGGGTCTGTCCACCAACGATTACACTGATGCAGATAAGGCAGAAGTGGCAAAGGTCGCTGACAAAGCAGATGCAGAGGATGTGATTGACGGGGCATCCTACGACAGCACAAACCATCTTATTCTGTTTAAGAATGGTACAACTACTTTGTTCAGTTTGGATGCGGCGGCATTCGTAAAGGATGGGATGGTTGACACGGTAACGATTACGGGTGGCAATCTTGTCATTACGTTCAACACGGACGCAGGAAAGCAGGCTATCTCCATTCCACTTACGGACATATTTGACCCTGCAAACTACTACGACAAGGACGATATTGACGGACTTCTTGCTGATAAGGCGGACAAGACAGATGTTGATTCTGCTATAGCAGGACAGCAGAGCCTACTTAAAGATACCGTAGGATGGACAGGGAAGAACCTGCTGAAGAATACGGCTACAAGTCGGACTACAAATGGTGTAACTTTTACTGTTAATGCTGATAAGAGCGTAACTGTTGATGGTACAGCTACCGCCTCCGTGTTTTTAGATATCCCCATATCCTTGCCTATCGGTGAATATGTGTTCAGCGGAACTAATAATCAAAGCGATAGTTCACCCAATAAGTATTATGCAAGGTTGCGAAAATCAGGTGGAATACAATTTGCAACATCCGAGATTAGTCCTTTACCCGTACAAAGTGTAAACGGCTCTGAAATAAAATTTAATGTGTTGCAGGATAATTTGGATATTAGATATCAAATTTGCATCTATCCTGCCGCAGGTGCTGTTTCCAACCTTACATTCTACCCTATGATTCGCCGTGCAGATATCCTTGATGATACCTATGAGCCTTATCACGAGTCTGTAGAGACTATGTATGAGGAAGAGATACACGGGGTGAATTTGCTGAAAATTACGGCTGTAAGTAAAACAGAGAACGACATTACATTCACGGTCAATGCGGGCGGAAGTATTACGGTTAATGGTACGGCTACGGCTAATACATACCTAAGAATTGGAAGTATTCTTGATAAAGTAGATAGCTCCAAGAAATATATATTAAGTGGATGTCCTTCTAATGGTTCATTATCGTCGTATTTTCAATATGTAAGTTATCAACCTGGAAATGGAAATTTAGGGAATGATATAGGTAACGGTATCACATTTCAACCGAGTGTGAGTGGTGTAACCTTTACATCATTAGCAATTTATATATACATAAAGTCAGGTCAAACCGTCAACAACCTCGTATTCAAGCCGATGATCCGCAAAGCAGAGATAGAAGATTCCACTTATAGACCTTATAACCATCAGGCTATACAGAATCAGCTTAATGCACAGGGAGTGCTGGGGGCGAAGAATCTACTGAAGAATACTGCAACCTCACAGACTATCAACGGCATTACATTCGCCGTTAATGCAGATGGTAGTGTTACAGCTAATGGTACTGCTACGGCTGTTGCAAATTTTAATATTTCTTTATCTATAAGTGACAAATTAAGTTGTATATTAAATGGCTGTCCAAGTGGGGGTTCTGACAATAGTTATCGTATCGGGGCAAGATATAATAATTCAGGCACTCTTACTTATAATTATGATACTGGGAGCGGATGCGGAATAAATGATATTTCTATCGTTGACAGAGTATTTGTTCAAATAGCAAACGGTCAGACTGTCAACAACCTCGTCTTCAGACCCATGCTTCGCCTTGCTTCTGACCCCGATGATACCTATGTACCTTATGCACCTACTAATGCAAAGTTGAATGAAGAAAAAATGTCGTATGCTGACAACGGAGTGCTGGGGGCGAAGAATTTACTGCCATATCCATTTTATCAAACAACAAGGACTACTAATGGGATAACATTTACAGACAATGGCGATGGTACTATTACTGCGAATGGAACGGCAACTGCTGATGCTATCTTTCACTGTTTAACACATATCACTGGGACTACTTTTTATCAGTCATTAGCAGGGAAAGCAGTCATTTTATCTGGATGTCCAGCAGGAGGAGCGAATAATAAATACTATTTTGGCATATATGATACATCTGCCCATAATGATGTGGGAGAAGGATTGACATATCAAGTTCTGGACACTCCACCTTCATCATTTTATATTCAGATAGTTATTAGGTCGGGTATAACAGTCAATAACCTCATCTTCAAGCCAATGCTCCGCCTTGCTTCTGACCCCGATGATACCTATGTACCTTATGCACCTACGAACAGAGAGTGTATGAGTTATAGAACAAATGGAGTGCTTGGGGCAAAAAATTTAATACCATTTCCGTATAAAGAGAGTAGCACTACGAAGTCTGGGACTACTTATACCGTAAATTCTGACGGCTCTATTACGCTTTCAACAGACGCACAAGGAGCAACTGCACAATCATATATCACTCTCGCTGATCAAGGTGTGCCTGGTTTACGCGAAAAATTACTTCTGTGTAAACAGCTTACGCTTTCCGGTGGCAAATCAGCGAGTATCTGGCTAAATATAAATAATCCTGGTGCCCTTGGAAATAACAAGGATTCTGGAAAGGGTGTAACAGTTCCATTTACTAACACTAGCAATCTGTTCAATATTGCTCTGGTTGTTGAAAGAGGAACAATTATTACAACACCTGTGACAGTTTATCCATTACTCCGTCTTGCATCCGACCCCGATGATACCTATCAGCCTTATGCTATGACTAATAGGGAGCTGACGGAGAAAGTAATTATTAAAGATGTTAGCGGTTATTCTTGGGATAGTGCCATTGATGGCAATAAAGAGGTTATCGTAAAACGCTATGGTGCTATTGTTTCAATTTATGGATATTTCCGCAGTACAAATGCTCTTGCACAATATGCTAATGTTTTAAGCGGTTTACCGCACTGTGCAAGCGGAGCTGCTCTAAGCGGTGATGCTCTTAGAAGTATGGGGATGACATTATCAAATGTTGATAGTGCAACTTCTAAAATTACTGTAAACAGTGCAACTACCGCAAATTTGCAATATACCTTTAACTTTGTATATTTGACGGATGCTAATTAAAATTCACAGGCACAGTAGTTTCATAAAAGAGGCAAGATAACATTCTTAACCGCTTAAAGTGGAATTTCATTGAGGTATCCGAGAGGAGATGATGATATGAGCGATTTCATAAAAAAACTTGCAAATCTATTAAGTATTAAGAGTCTTGTTACTCTTATACTTACGGTGATTTTTGCTTATTTGGCAATTATAGGAACGGTAACAGGAGAGCAATTTCTAACGGTCTTTTCCGTGGTGATTGCTTTCTATTTTGGCACACAAGCAGTAAAGGAGAAGTAAGATATGAATATAGCAATTAGCGCAGGACATAACCCGGATGGAAAGATAGCTTGTGGGGCTATCGGTTTAATCAAAGAAAGTACAGAGGCTAGGAATGTGACAAATGAGGTTGTTCGTCAGTTGCAGGCTCTTGGTCATACCGTGACTAACTGTACCGTGGATAACGGTACTTCGCAGGGTGATGTTTTGTCAAAGATTGTGGCAAAGCATAACGCCACAAAGGCTGATCTTGATGTATCTATCCACTTTAATAGTGGCGCAAAGGATATGACAGGAAACGGTAAATCTTGCGGAACAGAGGTGTATATCTACAATTCCGAGTCAAAGGTTGCCGAGAAGTACGCCGCACAGGTTACTACGGCGATTGCCGGACTTGGCTTTAAGAACAGGGGTGTAAAGGTCAATTCAAGCCTTTATTTCCTACGCAAGACCAATGCACAGGCTATCCTTATCGAGTGTTGCTTTGTGGATGATGCAGACGATATAGCACTCTATGATGTGGCTAGTATGGCTAGTGCTATCGTTTTCGGTCTGACCGGGCAGAGATTATCAGATAAGCCCGTTGAAACCGATAGCGACGCGGTACAGGGTGACGCAGAAACTCCTCAAGGAGACCCTGATGTTATCTATCGTGTTCAGGTCGGTGCTTTCCGCAATAAGGCAAATGCCGAGAAACTAAAGGCTGACCTTGCCGGAATGGGTGTAAATGCTTTTATTACAAAGTAGTTGCTCTCTTATTGAGTGTGTGGTAAATTTATAGAATACGGCTAGGGTAGCTCCCGAAAAGCGGTAATCGCTAACCGCCTGCCGTTTTCTTATCTAATAGCGAGTTTACGAAAGCGAGGTAAACGATATGAGTAATCTTTTAATTGATGAATACCCTTTACAAGTAAGTCCTACTCTTGCAACGAAAATAGGTCTGAATGAAGCGATTGTATTACAACAGATACATTATTGGATTGAAACCTATAAGAAAACAGCGGATGCTGATACTATAGCAAAACATTTTCACAATAATATGTGGTGGATTTATAACACATACGAGAAATGGCAAGAGCAGTTTCCATTTTGGTGTTTGCGTACTATTAAGACTATTATCAAGAGTTTAGAAAACAAGGATTTACTAATTGTTGGTAAATTCAACAAGTTCGGATATGACCGCACAAAATGGTACACAATTAACTATAAGGTGCTTGAAATCCTTGAAAATACTCATAGTGCAAATCTTGCACTATCAAAAGTGCAAATGTTGCACGAACAAAAGTGCAAATCTTGCACTACCAATACCATAGACTACACAGAGACTACTACAGAGATTAACCACAGTAATAACTATATAGATAATAATATAAAAAATACTAATAGTGTTAGGGCACACACTTCTAAAGAAGTTGTGAGCGAAAACAGACCGAAAGAATTTGATTATGAGATATTGCACCGCCAAATATCCGCAGGATGCCGAATACATAGAATGGAAAACCTATATCCAGAGATTGTTGAGATATTCGATTACTTCTATAAGACATACGAATATATAATGGATAAACCGCATCCGAAATACAAAAATAAAATCATAAGCGATATTGTTGAGCAGATCAATTTTAGATGCCACGAGGATAACATAGAGATAATCCCCGAAGCATATAAACAATACACGGATGATTACTTTAAACAGGATTTCAAAGGTAATAGAAAAAGTCAATGTGATTATTCAATGCGACATTTTGTAACAACCATAGAATATAGAGATTACAACATAAAGAAACAAATATACTGAAACATTAAGCCACCATAACCCGGTGGCTTTTTTAATGCCACAAAGGAGGAAAATGCTATGAAACTATCAGATGTACTTGCGGCACTTGCCAATAATACAGATTTGAAGATTACGCTTATAGATAGCAATGATACAGAGCTGGTTATTTTCAATGCTCCCGGTCACGGAAGTATAGAAACCGACATAACCGACCGCGAGGTTAGGCGCATAAAGATTGATAGCGGTACATCAGCAAAGATAACCATAGAGGATGCACAGCCATAAAGGTATAGATTATGAACCATATAGGACGAGCAGAAATATATACACATTATCCATATATAGATAGCTCTAATGTGATTGATATTATCCAAAAATCAATGACACCCTTTAGGGAAAATGCGGATGATTGCCAATTCCTTATCAATTATGAAAAAGGAATACAGCCTATTGTTCGTGCTAATCCTAAAAAGTTTATGCCAGAGATTGACACACAGGCTGTTGATGGTATTCCGGCTGAAATATCTGACTTTTGGATATCCTTTGCGTGGTCTAATCCTATTTCCCTTATTCAACGAGGGGATTCAGAAACAGACAAGGCAGAAGCTATAAAGGAATTAAATAATCAATATGCTGCAACAGGTCACATAAGGGATATGCAGAAGTTAGCACGATTTGTTGAGATATGCGGTGTAGGCTATACCCTTATCGAGATTAACAAAGAGTGGGAAGATGGCGAAGCATATTTCACGCGTGCGATTGTTGATCCTCGTAATGCTTTCATTGTCAGATCATCATATTATCCAGACAAAAGGGTAATGCTTGGTGTTGTATTCACTACGGATGATGAGGGCAACATCTATATGACAGCCTATTCAAAGGATTTTATGTTTATCATCCGTGGTGACAAGATAAAGAACGGCAGGAAGATAGACTATACAAAAGGCTTTGAGTGGAGAGAGGAAACCCGAAGCGGAGAAAAAAACCCTATGGGGCGCATACCGCTTATTCAATGGGTGCGAAGTGAGGACAGGACGGGTGTATTTGAGAAACAGATATCCGCTATTGATAACCTCAATCTTATTCTTTCTGATATCAGTAACGGCATTGAACAAGCAATTAGCGCAGTTTGGCTTGCTACGGATGTAGAGTTACCTGAGATAGAGGTAGAGGATGAAGCTGGAAACAAGGTAAAGCAGATACAGACCATAAGAGATGGACAATGGTTGCTTACATATACATCAAAAGATGGCAAAACACCTAATGTTAAGCCGCTGACTCTTGATTATGGTGTCGGAGAAATGCGAGAGAATTATATCGCACAGAGAAATCTTATCTTGCAGAAATGTCATGTACCTCAAAGGAACGATAATAGCGGCGGCAGTACGGGGGTTGCAACTGATAGTGCCGCAGGCTGGTCAGATGCGGAGGGTCAGGCTCAAACACAGGAATGTATCACCATAGGTTGTCAAATGGACGAGGTAAAGGTAGTGCTTGCGGCTTTGAGAGTTTCCCCAGATATCCCGGTTGACAGTCCTATGCTTGAATTAAAGGCTAGTGACATTCAACCTGCTATCCGCAGACCTAAAAACTTTGACCTTGCAACAAAGACAAATGCCATTGCAACACTTATATCTCACGGCTTTGCTATTGAAGATGTTATCGCTAATATACCGCTATTCCAAGACGCTACACAGGTTATAT